GCATAATCTGAAACCGTAATGGTACAATCACCAAATCTGCCGCCAATCACATGCTTATGCCAAGCAACAACCTGTTCTTCTCGTCTATAGGTCATACCAAGTAATGTGCCATCACTTCTGCGACCCCATACTACGCTGTCAGGCTCTTGCTGATAGGCAAATTCTTCTATGCCACCCTCTGTAATATGTTCAGCCAAAATGGTCATATCTGGAGCTTGATAGCCGCTTTCGTCTACATCCCCAACATAACGAAATTCCCTAACTTTTCTTTTGTTTCGCTGTAGAAATAAGGTAACATCTGCCACCTGGACAGGCGAATGAGCCGCACTGCCGTAATTACTATACTTACGAATAAGTGTCGTTGTTGGCGTAACAGGGCCATCTGAAGAAGTCGTTAAGACATATTCACCGCCACTTGTACCAATAACAAGCACCCTTGTTGCCGATAACCAGCGAATAGCATTGACCTGGTTAGATGCAATGGTATAAGTCAAAGCATCATCTGCATTCGTTCCTACCGTGAAATTCGTATAATCACCATTTTTAGAAAACCACAGAGTTTGCGGATAATTATTCGTTGCGCCAAAAACAAGCCGTTGCTCAAAGAAAGTTACCACACTTGGATAATTATCAGAACTTGCATTCATACTATTGGCGGCACTTGTTAAGCTAGGTGTCGCAAATGCCCAGGCATTATGCCCTGTTCTTGTTAAAGTTCTTATCGCATAACTTGGATGCACTAAATACATCGTATCAGCTGATTGAACAAAATTAACATCATTTATCACAGAACTAGGATAAGGGGATGTTAGTTCATAAATTTCTGTTGCTGTCTGTGTACCACCAGCCGAATAAGCAGTCATGGCAGTAGTATTGATAGCCGTTCCATGCAAATCAGTTAATGTAAAAGTATTGGTTGAACTATTAGCAACTAAATAATTTCGACCAGATAATTCTGTCATGCCTTGAGAAATGGAAACATAAATCTCATCACCATTGCTAAAACCATGACTATTACTTGTGATCACGCCAGGATTAGCCTGTGTAATGCCTGTAATTGCCTTAGAACTGCTGTTTAATACTTGCTGACCATTACGAAATACACGCATAACGCTGTCACCAAAGGACAGAATATAAGTGTCAGAAGTTTTAAACTGAAAAGGAATAAGGCGAGTAATATCATCACTATCCTTAACTTCCCCTAGATATTCAGTGCCTGGCCTTCTTGTTACCCCACCTTGAGGTAATACCAGAAAATTTGTTAATTCTGCTAAACCTTCCCTATATTTGGTCAGAGAAATACGGCCTGATAATCTTTCCGATAATTCTCCAGCCGTAAAGGAAGATAATGCTGGTGCAGATTTTACCATTAAAAACGGCTTTCAATAAAGTCAGAAGCTTCAATACGCTGTGGTGCGCCTTCTGTTGCATCCACAAAACGAGCTTCTTTTAGTTTTTCCTGATAAAGTTGATAAGTTGTATTGGTTAATGACGTTGAACCTGTAATCGCATAGCAAATTTCATGAGCTAATCTTGAGGATAAAGTCTCAATTAAACTGCTGTCATACTGCGTAGTATCCGTAACTTGAGCAATATATTTAATTTTAGCTGTACCTTCATTGGTTAATAATTTTTTGCTTTCAATCACAAACACAGGTAATCCATCACTGTTTTGCATATTGTCCATTGGATAAGTCAATGTGCCATTGCTAAATTCCAGCACTCGTAAACAGGCTGGATCAGTAGGCAGCAAATATTGATAAGTATAACCGAATGCTGGGCTAGTCGTGTCTTGAGACAAGGAAGCTCTATTAATTAAGCTATTCCAAGGATGCGCCCTAAAAACAGCATCACGAACACTATCAAACCTCTGATTGATAACGGTAGCTGCTTTTACATTTTCGGTTAAACTGGATATGGTTGTTGCACCAATAATGTTTAACGCAAAGTTTGCAATATCAACTTTACTTGCCATTTAAATCTCCAAAAAAAATAAAGGGGGGATTGCTCCCCCCTATACTTTAGTCAACCACATATTTAACGGTTAACTCTATGGTTCCTGTACCTGCAGCACCACCCATAGTCACTGTAACCGCAACACCGTCACCATTGGTATCGGTTATGGTTCCAGAGCCAAGAGCTAAAGTTGCCATAATGTCAACTTTCTGTGCAGAGGTACTTGCTGCTGCTGCTTTATAAGCTGCCGCAGAAGCACTAACTGCTGTGCCAGAACTATTAGTATGGGCCGCATATCCCACAGACAAAGTTGTTGATGAACCTAAAGCGTCATGCGCTAAAGAGCCTTCAAGCAATCTTGCATTATGGGGTAATATAAACATCTCAATCACATCACCAGATGCTAATGAGGATGCTTCATATACGTCATGTGCAACCCTAATTCTGCCACCCATCTTATTTGATGGATTTTTAACAGTTGGAACTGCTCTAGTGTTGGTTCTTCCAACGGAGTAAACTGTAGCCATAATCTATCTCCTTTACTCGTTGCAAGCAATTTCAACTACTTTTACTTCTTCCATGCGTGTCGCACCAAAAGAAGAACAGTAGTAGACTTGCGTTGCATATGATTTGTCAGAACGCTCATCAATCTTGGCTGTCGGCTCTTTGCCTATTGCCAGCTTTATGCCATCTTGTGCGAAGGCATAACAAAGACGGCTAGTGCCATCATCTGTTAATCTGTTGCTGGTAATAAACTTGAATCCGACAAACGTATCAATGTCACCTTGAACAAGTGCTTTGACAGTATTAAAATCAGCGGATGTAACCGTTGTACTGTTAAGCAAATCTTCAATTTGTTCTGGCGAGACAACAATGTATCTCTGAATCGATGGATCAACAGATTGCTCATCAAGCTTCTTTTTAGCTGTAACAAGCTTTGCAATCGTTAATCCAGCACTGCCATGAGCAATTTTTGATGCAGAAGGCAAGGCTGTCGATGTCGATCCAGTTGTTCCAGTATAGGCTGTACCACCTAATGCTGAAATAATTACATCATCCATTGATCTGCCAATAGCGGCTGCTGCTGCTCTTGCATAGGTAGATTCTGGAGAAATTAACATTCTTAATTTATCCTGGTCATCTATTAAGTCAGCATACTCATAGTCGGTTAATGTTACCATACGCCTAGCGTGTGGTGTGTTCATAAGCGGAGTGTCGGCATGACGGCTAGTTCTTGCACTAGCAGCAGCTGAACCTACTTGCTCAAAAAACGCTTTGTCACCATTAACAGTTTCTGTATCAACGGCATCACGCAAAAGGGAACCCATCTGCTGTGATAGCATTTGTACATTAGAACTGTACTGCTGGACAAAAGCTGTAGTTATTTGTGTACTCATTGCACACCTCTCTTGTCATTTAAGTTTAAGGTTTGTTTTGCGTCCGATTATCCTGAAAGGGTCGTTCTTGCTCATTAGGCAGAGCTATACCGCTGACTATACAGCTTGCAGTTGGGCCTTGCGGTTATCCAACCATATGTTCTCGTAGACTTAATGCTTCTTGAACATAAAAATTGTGCTGGGGATGCATACGATCCCAATACGGCGTATCTTTTGCCGTAATTTCCATTAGCTTTCTGTTGGCTTCTTCTGGTGTCATAATCATATCCTGTGGCTCACCAAGGATTTGATCTTCACCCATTTGAGAAGCTAAATTAACAAATAAACGTATAATAGCTGGATGATCGCCTAAAAGCCTACCATCCGATAATTGTACTTCATCAAGCAAATCAAGGCTCCCCAATTGTTGAGCCGCATTCTTTGCTAGTTTCATTTTTTGCTCAAACGCCTTGCCGTATTCTTTTTCGAGTTCCGCTTTGCCTTCGTTGCGGATGGCTTCGGTTTGTTCTTCTTTCCCAAGTATTTCGGAGTTGGCTTTTTCTGCAAAAGCTTTCGCCATATGTTCAGCTTGCTTTCCATTAAGACCAGCACCATGAGCAATTTGCTTAAAATGCTCCAGATCAGGCTCCGAAAAGCCTTCAATATCTTTAAAGGCATACTTATCAGGCGCATCAGGGCGGCCCAGCTTTTCATAAACATGATTCCATTCCTCGTCTGTTGCAGATTTTCCTGGTAGCGATAATTTATCAGCTCCAATCATTTTCTGTGCATGAACATAAGATTTTGCCAAACCAGCTGCATCCGTGAAGTTTTTAAGGCTAGGCTCACCTCTTAAATCTTCTGGTAAGCTATCCATAAAACTAACTTCACTTGACACACTTGACTCAGCTGACACAGTTTCTGTGCTTGCTGGTGGAGATTCAGCCGTTGCTTCTGGCTGAGTTGTCTCAGTTTCACTCATCTTTTAATCCTTCAATTTGTTTCGGTTTCTTCTGTTCTTCCAGCATTTTCATTAAATGCAGAATGACAGATCGTTGCCCTTCAAAAAAAGCCGTGTCATAAGGATCGCCCTTTACATGGGTCGTATTATAAAACCCAAAGCAAACCTTGAGATGCTCCAGAACCATCTGTGCATCCTGCGTATCAAAAGTACGCCTGTAATTATTTCTTAGCTGATCTAAGCTAATCTCACGAACATTTCTCATGCAGCTGGTGGCGTTTCTGTTTTAGCTGCTTCGGCTAGTGCTTTAATCATAGGTGCTGATTTCTGCATCGTTTCTGCTGATTGTGCTTGCTGTTGCTGTTCAGCCATTAATTGCGCCTGTTCAGCTTGCTCTTTTCTAATATTGGCAACTTCATCATCAGACCTGATAACCCTTGCTGGAATACCAGCTACATCGATTAAATACTTTACAAGACCATTTTCATCCAGATAATCCATAACAGGAGCGACTTCTGCTAACTGACGCATAATTTCCAAACCACGCATCATAGATTGCAAATCGGTCATTTTCTGTGCTTTGGCTAATGGCGATACATATTCAATATCAATATCCTGACCCTGCAAGCTTTCTGGCGGAACAGGTAATTCACCATTTCTTAGCATTAATTTAAAGCAACGCTGGATTAATGGCTGTAGCAATTCGCTCTGCAAACGGCCCATTACTGGCCCAAGTAGGCGCATTTTTTCTTCGTTTCGCTGCAAAACTTCTGTCGCTGTCATACTAGGACTTTCATTAAGTTGCAGCTGATCGAC